TATTAACAAGTTTCCAACATCTGCAAGCAACGCTTTAGAGATTGCAGGACATGTTGATGTTGATGGTTACATAAAGGTAAAAGGCAATCAGTGGATATCGTCTGGCTCATATGGTTTAGACTTGAATGGTTCTGACGTTAAAGGTGCAAACGCTATCTATTTCAATGATGATTCCAATGCTTCCGATGAAGGTATTAACTTCTTGAAATCTGGAAAAACAGCAGGTTCTACAGCTATAGGAGACTATGACAATTTCTGTATGCTAGACGGTGCATTTAGAATGAACAACCAAAACATGTTTTACCAATTTGCAGGAACAGCAAATATCCGTTTAGGTGGAGACTTGTACACATTCCAAACTGGCGGTATGTACATGGATTCTTGGGGTAACTTACGTGGTCAATCTGGTGCAGGTAGTGGAAACACTTGGTCTTTAAAAGATGCAGATGGTAGAAATAGATTCTTAACATATATCGGCAAGGGTGCTACAGGTTCTACGGAAATTAGTGGTTACACAAACGGTATAGACTTCTATCATGATAATCAAAAGGTATTAATGATTTATCAGAATCTAACCAACACTAACAGGATTCTTAAATTCGGTGATTATGGTGGAATTTTAAAATGGCAAAATAACCAAGGTGGATTTGAGTTTAGAGCAAGTGATGACCTGTCTTGGGGTAATGTTTTCGGAAACTGGCGTGACCCTTCATCAAGAGATTACAAAAAGAATATCGAAAAGTTTGAAGACAGTGCATTAGATATAATTAAAAATTCCGAACCAGTATTGTATCACTTCAAATCGCAAGATGAGGAAGAAGCTAAGAGATTGGGGTTAATTGCTGAAACTGCACCAAAAGTAGTCCAAGGTGAAAACGGAAAATCTATTGACACATACGGTATGGTTACTGTGTCTTGGAAAGCAATACAAGAATTAATTATAAAAATACAAAATCTTGAAGATAGAATTTCAAGAAGATAGGGGAAATTGAATATGATATTCGATACTTTGACAATTTATGAAAAAGAGTTAATCCTAAAAGGATTCGAAGAAATGACTGTTACTAACCAGAACAGTTTAGTAAATGCGATTGCAACTAAACTTAATTGTGCTGTTTGGCAGGTGTCACCTGCACAAATCTTGACACATCACAAGAATTTAAAACTATCAATGATTAATGAGTCTTGTGAATTAGCAATCTCAAACGGATTTACTTCTACAAATGGACACAAATACAGATTAAATCAAGATGACCAAGTTAATATGTTGGGGCAGAAAGACAGACTTAATGACCGTCCAGAGGTTGATAAAGTCTTTTGGAAGACAGAGGATGCAGGCTACATTGAGCATACAAGAGCAAGTTGGTTGGTTATGCAAGCAGAAGCGTTTGACCATAAACTACTTCAACTTATGAGGTACAATGAGAAAGCAACAGCTATTGTTACTGCTACAACTCATAAACAAATCGTGGAAGCTAACTGGCAATCTATTAACTAGATTATAACATAGGAGGACAAGGAAATGCAAGGACAATTAGATATTAATATCGTAATCAAAGAGTATCAAGAAAAGGTGGCAGAATTAACGAATGAGTTAATCATGAAATCTGCCTACATCAAGCAATTAGAGAAGCAAATTTTAGATGAAGCAGAAGCGAAATCTAAAGAAGACCAATCAGAATAAAAGCAAAAAATAATGGTATAAATACCTGCTAGGCGAGAGTCTAACCTAGCAGGTATCAAAATATAGGAGGAATTTATAATGGTTCAAGTAAGACAAAAATTGGTGGATTCTAGCAAGTATGACTTGAAGTGTCCTTATGCTATGACAGCAGAGTACATTACAATCCACAACACTTACAATGATGCAAGTGCAAATAATGAGGTGCAGTACATGATTACAAACAGTAACGCTACTTCATTCCACTTCGCAGTAGATGACTTTGAGGTTGTTCAAGGTATCCCAACAAATCGTAATGCGTGGCACGCAGGAGATGGAAATGGTAACGGTAACCGTAAATCAATCGGTGTTGAAATCTGCTACTCTATGAGCGGTGGAGACAGATATCGTAAGGCAGAAGCTTTAGCTATCCAATTTATCGCACAGCTTTTAAGAGAGCGTGGATGGGGCGTTGACCGCATTCGTAAACACCAAGATTGGAGCGGTAAATACTGTCCACACCGTATCTTAGATGAAGGTCGTTGGAATGCAGTTGTTAGTGCCATTCAATCAGCATTAAACGGTGGTGGAACTACAACACCTCCAACAACACCTCCAACTGGTGGAGATGATTCTCTAGCAGGTAAGCGTGTTGAATCTAAAGTTGACGGACTACGTTTCTACTCTAAGCCTTCTTGGGCAGATGCAGACGTAGCAGGAACAGTTAACACAGGCGAAGGTTTCACTATTGATGCTAAAGTCGATGTAGGCGGTTCACCACAGTACAAAGTACATAATAGTCGTGGAGTTACATACTACATTACAGCAAGTCCAACTTATGTAAACGTAGTTGGGGTTAGCAATCCTGCTCCTGCTCCTGCACCAGTTACAGGTATTGCGTACATCACTGGTTACAACGTTAACTTACGCTCTGGGGCAGGCACAGGATATAGCGTTATTCGCCAATTAAACGCACCAGAATCATACAAAGTATGGGCTGAAAAAGACGGATGGTTAAACCTTGGTGGCGACCAATGGGTTAAGAATGACTCTTCATTCTTACGATTCGTAAGAGACTAATAATCTCTAAGGGGTAAAAGGGCTTGATTGGAAAGGGGTTGCCAAAAAGAAAGTAGGGGAGGAAATCGCAATGGATTTCTTGACATTATTCACAGATGCAGGCTTATTGACTGCTGTCTCAACCCTTCTAGGTTCTGTCGTTACATACTTCTTAACAAAGAATACAAACAAAAAAGATATTGAAATCAACGACAGACAGCAACTCTCTAAAGACCAATATCAGTTAATCGCAGAGCTACGACAAATGTTACAGGAGCAAAGAGAAGAGATTGAGAATTTGCGTGAAGAAATGAGACAGCTACAAGCTGTAAACGTTAACATGACAGTTGAAAACAGACAACTGCAAGCGAGAATTACTGAATTGAATGAAAAGCTAGACAGCAAGTTCAAGAAGTAATAATCACACCATGCCTACTAAATGTAGGCATGGATATTTTTAAATAAGGAGAAATGACAAATGGAACAAATCCAAGTTGAACTAGTAAATCTAGTTGTTGCAATTTTAACTGCATTCGCAGGTGTAGCTACTAAATATCTAGTTAGTTTCTTAAAGAAAAAAGGTTTAATTGCACAAATCGAAAATAACAAAGAGCTAGTTAAAATTGTTGTTCAAGCAGTTGAGCAAATGTACAAAGAGCTTAAAGGCGATGAGAAATTAAATCTTGCAAAAGTAGAAGTTATGAAACTTATGCAACAAAAGAAAATCAAGATGTCTGAAAAAGAGCTTGATTTAATGATTGAGTCAATCGTAAAAGAAATGAACGATACAGCTAAATCAGAGTTAAAGAAATAATAAAAGAGGATGAATTTTTATGTTCACAGTTAACCAGTACGTTAATGTAAATCAAGGCGGTATTACCTTTATGGGAAGAGTTGTAAAAATCTACACAGAAGCAAACAAACTATTGTTACTTTTAAATGACAATGGACAAATCGTGATGGACATGAAATATTGCACTCCTATCAGAAATTACATTTCAGAAAGAGATTAAGAGGTGAATCTTAATGGCAAACTATATTAATATAATATTAGATACGACTGCACCAAGTAACCCATATATAAATATAAATGGTGGTGCTACATATTCTAATAGTCAATTAGTTAGTGTTAGTCTAGGAACAACAGATATCGACACTACAGGATACCAAATGAAGATTTGGGGAAATGTAGATGGAGTATATGACACTAACATCCAAACGACAGAAGGTGCATCACAATGGATTTCATTCACTGATTCCAAGCAAGTTAAGCTTGCAAGTGGTGACGGAAACAAACAGCTTTCAGTAAAGATTCGAGATGACGTATACAATGAATCTAGCATAGCAACGGATAACATCAGTTTAAATACCGCAATTCCTACTGTAAATGTTGGAGCACCAGATGTATTCAAAGTGTCTAAGAAAGCAGGCAAGAATATTCTTTCATTCACATTCTCATCACCAGAGCAGTTTGAAGAATACAAAGTTAAGATTGTTACTTCAACAGGAGCAGTTGAGAGTTCTGGCGTAGCATTAGCTACTGCAAATGGAAGCTCAAATGTTGCAGGAAGTGCAGGAGGATACAATGCTCCAATCACAGTTACTATTTCTGGTCAAGACCTAGAATTAGCATCTAGCGGTGACGGAAGTAAAATTGTCAAAGTATTCGTAAAAAATAGTGCAGGAACATGGTCTGTATAATTTAGGGGTTGCAGATGCAACCTCTCTTTTTAGATTAAAGGGGGATTAAAATGGATTACATCATTGTGGAATTAGATACGACAGCACCGACTATTGAAATCTATGCACCTGCATATACAACAAGAGAAGCAAGTGTTGAGATTACAGTCAATGCAGATGAAACACTAGGAAGGTCAAATAATGAAGTTTATATAATTGATGAAAGTGGAACTAGGCACGACTATACTTTTGACATCTATGGTAATCAGATGGTAGGAGTTATAGATTTTAATGGTTTCCCTTTAGGACTAGCAAGACTATTTGTTCGTGTTAGAGATGAAGTTGATAACATTTCTGAATTATATGAAAAGGTTATCACAATTAAAGATTCGTTAACTATATTGAAACTAGATATATCTGATTCCAAAAAGTCAAATATACAAAATAACGATATTGAACGGAAAGCAGAAATAATTGAAAAGAATAGACCTCTTACTATTACTAGTGGTAAGAGTCGAACTAAGGAGTGAATGAAATGAATATATACCAATATGGCGATACAATCAGATTCGAATGTGTGTTCTATAATTTTGAAGGTGAAAAGATAGACCCACAATTAATTAAGGTAGTTATTTATGACCAAAAGTACAGAGTGCTAAAAACGGAAGTGCTAACTTCTGTAAATAGAAAAGCTATTGGAGAATACTTTTACGATTATACTACACAACCAAAAGAGCAAAAACTTTACTATGAATGGTATGGAGAGATTGATGGGACACCATCACTTAAAAGAGGTTCATTCATGACGAAATTTATTTAGAGAGGTGTTAATTTATGGGCGTAGTAACAAATGGATTAATTGCATATTGGAATGCTCAACAAGGTATATCTGGTACTACATGGAGCAATATTGCACCAAGTAATGAAACTAAGTATGCTTTAACATTAGCTAATACAACAATTGAAGCTGATAGAGTTTTATTTAAAGGGTTAACTACTAGCAGAGCTTTATCATCTGAAAATATAACAGGCGTAACATCTCATACTATTGAAATGTTTATAAATGCAGATGCTTTATATGAATTTGCTTATGGAGTTCCTTTTTATGCTATTACTACTATGAGTAATCGTGGTGGGTTTATTTTAAATACATCTAAAGATGTTAATAGGTTAGAATATAGTGATACTAGCACTGCAAGTACGTTTGCAATAACACCAAATAATTCTATTGTTAAAGGTTCGATTATTCAAATATTTGCTATAGTTGATGCATTAGATTTAAGTGTTAGTCTAGGTGTAAATGGTTCAATATTAACTAGAACAACAACTACTTTTTCAAATTTACCAAAATTAGTAGGATTAATTACATTGGGGGTAAGAAAATATAATACTAGTTATTTTGACCCATTTAAAGGTTATATTTATTCTACTAAAATATACAATAGAGTTCTTACACCAGAAGAGATAACACAAAATTACAATAATGGTATAAATATTGGTCTTGTAAATAAACCTATTGCAAATATTATTTCTGTAAGCAAACCAAAAATAAGCAGAATATCTGGACAGGATAGAACATATATTACTTTTAAGTTCGATAAAGATGTTCAAGCGTATAAAGTGATGGTTGGTGGCTCTGATTACCAAACTGGATTCTTAGCGGATTCTGGTGGAGCGAAGAGTGCTAACACAGATATCGTAGCAGAGATTGATTATTCAGAACTTTCAATAGAGGGTTCAAATCGTGTCACTATCTATGGTCAAGGCTTAGATGGAACATGGAGTACAAAAGAGTAAATAATAATTGTTGACAAGTATCAATATCATATAATACAATCAAAACTGTAAGACATTTGAACACGAAGGAGAGATTAATAAATGAATATTAATCAAGAGAAATTGTATATTAACACAAAGATGCAAGAGATAGAAAAAGAGCAAGCTAGACTTGCAGACCTGCACAAAGGTCTTAAAGATTGTGCAGATGAGTTAGTGGCATTGGAAAATCGTGGAATTACTGAAATCACATTAAGTGAATATGTGGCTCTTCGTGCAAACGAAATCTCTGCAACAGTTGAAGCAGAAAAAATCATTGAAGCAGTTGAAGTAAAACCAGTAGTAAAAGAAGAAGTAAAAGAAGAGAAATCAGAACAGCTTAAAGCTAAGTATCCAATCAGTGGATTACGTAACAGAGAAACATTGGATAGAGATTTAGTTGCAAGCACAATCATTTCTGTTTTAAGAACTGAAAAAACTCCAATGCATCTTCAAGCATTGTATAATAAAGTAAATAAGAAGTTCAATGGCAAGATTGGTCAAAAGAACTTCCAGAATAACTTATTACCACGAATCATGAAATCTAGTGGTCAAGTAGAACGTGCAAGAACAAAAGGTTATTACCAATATAAGCCTGTATAAAAGAGCAGTTTTATCAAGCAAAACACATACGAAAAGTACCCTCTATAGAGGGTACTTATTTTTTTGCTATTTTGTCTTTTTCGATTTGCACAGTTATATTGAGAGATTCGACTCCCATATCTTTGAATATATTGTCGATATCTTTTTCTTTAACTTCTTCCAAGTGCTCTTTGATATCATAAGTTAATCTAGCCTTTAATTTGTCCATCATTACCTCTCTCCTTTGCTCTGTGCTCATTTTTTCAAAAATATTATATGCATCTAATTTCGATGTACCTTCTGCAATTGTCATATGATATTTTACTCTCTTTGAAAAAAGCACATCTGCTACACGACATTCGACTTTAGCATCCAGAATGGCATTAACAACATGGTCATCTCTCCAATCTGGGCAAAAGACACTTTTCTTAATAGCATATTCATATGTACCATTAACGTCAACATTAATTACATTCTCATCTTCAAAGACCACTTTCTTCTTTTCTGTTTCTTTAAAGCAGTCCTTCAATCTCTCCCAAAGATTCATATGTATCTCCCCTTATTTTGTCAATTTATCTTTATCAATATCCATCACAACATCAAATCTGACTTTACCTTTTTCTTCCACTTGCTTCTTGATTTGTTTATATCGTTCTTCGGAAATCTTTTCTTTAATGTCGTTAATAACTCTTGGTTTTAATTCGTCCATTATAAACTCCCTCTCTTCTTCTTCTGTTCTTTTAGCAAGTTTTATGTATGCTTGTTCTTCTGACGTTGCACCTGCCATATGTATCTTGTAGTGAGCAGGTATAGTAAGCTTAAACTCATCGACTGTGCAGTTTAGGCTTGCATGAAATACGATGAATATGTCAAAGATGTCAACATGTATCCCATGTGCTTTAAGTCGCTCACCATGCATATTCTTTTCAAGTCTAAACTCGTAAGACCCATTGATTTGCACTGCAACTTTTTCTGGGTAGTTAAATGGTTCTGGCTCTGGCTCTGGTTTCTTTTCAAGGTCTACAAAGCTACCGAAAACCTTCTCTGGCTTTGGCTCTACATGTAAGAAACTCTCATAGACCTCTTCGACTAAATCCTGTTCCACCTCTGGCTCTTTCTCCAACACTAAGTCTTTTAACTTCTCCCAAAATCTCATTCATCATTCTCCCTTCTTATTTTTCATCACATCTTTAATCAATGGCTTCTTCCATTCAAGAAGACCATTCTTAACTAGATAAGTGACCGCTACCGCAACTGCATCTGATTGGTCATCATCTAAGAACTTTATGTAAGGGAAACGCAGTTTCAAGACATCTTGTACTAAGTCTTTTGTTGCGTTGCCTTTGACAACATATTTCTTGATTTCTGTTGGAGAGTAAATCTCCTGTGGAATTTTCCATAACATACATTGAATTACTCCATGCACCTTAGAAAGTGCAATGATATCATTGTGCTGTGCAAATGCAAATCCGCTTGCAGTCTTTTTCTTCTGACTGATAATCATTTCCATTGCTACAATCTCTGGTGGATATTTAAGATACATCTCTTTAATCCATTCAGTAATCTTTTTAAGTTTCAATGCGTGTAGGTTATATCCTTTATATTGCTTTGTTGCATAAATCTTCTCTGTTAAGAAGCTATCTACATGCACAAACTTTTCTTCTTCTAAATCATAAATCGCTAATCCTGTATTTCGAAGGCTAATGTCTAAGCCCCATAAGTATCTCTTGTTACTCAAAATCTTTCATTCCTTTAACTTGTTTTCATTATATCATTATTTTTTACTCTTGTAAATAGCAAAAGGAAGTCTTTTTTTTAAGACTCCCCTGCTTCTTTCTTCTTATCATTGTAGCAGGACAAATGGTAAACATTCCCATCTTCTTCTACATATAATTGATTGTTAAATACATTGGTTTCACAGCAAGGGCATTTGCCTATACTTTCTTTTTGTTCAAACGTGTATCGTGTCACCGTAGCCATCTCCTTTAATCCTTGTATACAAAAATAGACAGTCTTTCGACTGCCTATCCTCATTATACTATAACTTGTTGCTTCTGTCAAATTATGCACTACGTTTGTTGCTCTTACGGATTAGCTCTGCTAGTTCTAGCCATAGCTCCTGCTTAGATGTGTCTTCGACCCATTTACCGTCCACATTTCTCCATCCGTTTTTCTCTTCTGTCTCTACCACCTTGATGATATCTCCCACATACAACAAGTCATCGTATTCAGAGAAGAATTTCTTCTTAGATACTTTAACTACTATCTCTTTACCTGTCTTGATTTGATAAAGTGTCACTTTAGGTGTGTACTTCTTATTGATGTCAATTACTAAAGCAAACGCACTATTTACATTATGCCATGTGGAAACTGCATAACCTAAATTGTCTTTCTCAAATGCAATCTGTTCGTAAAGTTCAATCTTAGCAGGTGGGTTCTCACGTACAGCGATTTCGTAGGCACGTAGGTTCTCCAATCGTATAAGTTGCGTATTCTCTTTCAAGTCCGAGGTGAATTTAAGAGGACGCTTGATTGTCTTAGGCTTATACGTTGTTTCTCCTGTCTTCTTATTAACTTTCGTTTCAACAATCTCCTTATCTGCAAACTCTGGATACATTTCAGTATTAGCTTTCTTCTTATCTGCCATAGCAAGATAAATTTCAAGCAGTACCTCTTTGTCTCCAAACTCTTTGAAGAAGTCTAATCGGATTAGAATCTCCATTTGTCGAGTGTCGGCAGATGTCTCAAAGATATCAACTAATAATCCCACCCAATCGTTACGGTCATATTCTTTGGCATGTGCCAATTCATACAACTCATCGGCTACTTTTCGATTAAGGAATTTGATTGAAGCAATGCCTTTGTAGACGTTTTGTTCTTCACGATTCAGCGTATAAGAAGCATTTGACTTACCAAACTCAATTGACTTTATTTCGATATCCTTCTTCTTAGCGTAGTTGACAATCTTTGTCGTTTTGTCTTTGTCATCATCTTGGATGTTTAAGATTGTCGTCATAAACTCTAATGGATAATGATATCTTAGATAAGCTCCAATATAGCCAATGTAAGAATATGGTTGTGAGTGATTCGTAGAGAAACCGTAACGAGATGCATCATTGATTACCTGTAGGAATGATTGTAAAATCTCTTCTGAATGCTCTGCTGATTCACCGTACTTCTCACCCATATATGAAATGAAACCGTCATGGATTTTAGGCAAGTATTGCTCTGTACCTTCCTTCTTCGCAAGTCCACGTCTTACTGTATCGGATTCTGCACCTGTATGGTCACAGAAGTCTGTTAAGAATTTCATAATTTGCTCTTGGAAGATAAGGTATCCTAGTGTTGGTTTGAGTGCTTCATTCAAAGCAGGGTGACCATTATCCTTGGCTATACCTTGTGCGAGTTCATAACGATATGAGTTACCAGATGGTCGGATTGCTCCATTTGCCATTGATAGTAGGTCGATGTAGTCAACGTCACCAATGTTGGTCTTGATGTAGTCAAGAGTATCATCGCTGAATAGCTGTTTAAGATATGCATAAGCAGAATCGGATTCAAACTGGAAGACACCAAGAGTTGATTCACGAAGAGATTTCCACACATCCATATCTGTGATATCAATGTTGTCTGGCGTTAAACGTTCAATGCCTGCTAATTTGCATGTGTCATTGATAAGCTCAATGTTCGCCAAGCCAAGGATATCAAGTTTTACATAATTTTCACCGTCAAGCTCTTTCATGTTTACAGCAGTTACACGATATTTACTTTCTTTCGTATACACCGTTGAAACATTAGTTGACAGGTCAATTGGTGACACAACATATCCAGAGGGATGACTACCCATTGATTCGATTACACCGCACATCAAATCAACATACTTAAATAGTTCTGGATACATCTTCTTCCATTTCTCATCTATTCTTTGCTTATTCTCAAATTCTTCTACAGCTTTGGCTATAGTGTCTACTACATCTAAAGGCATCCCCAATCCTTTACCAACGATACGAATTGACCCTTTCAATGCTTTCGTATTGAAAGTGATAATCTCTGCAAAGTCTACGCCTTCCAAACTCGCCACGTAGTCAATTACTTCTTGTCTTCGAGAAGGTGGAAAGTCAATGTCAATATCTGGTAAAGAGATGCGGTCTGGATTTAGGAATCGGAAGAAGTTCAAATTGTGCTTTATAGAGTCCATTTCTGTAATCCCCAGAATATATGCTATCAGACTGCCGTTAACAGACCCACGACCATAACCTTGATAGATGTCATTCTCATGACACCAGTCAATGATATTCTTCTGTAGTAACATATAATCAACCGCATCTAATTTAACATATGTATCAAATTCCTCTTTGATGCGTGCAAAGTATTCTTTTTTCTTATCAGCAGGGAATTTGTTGATTCCACGTTTCACTACACCTTCATTGATTTGTTTCTGGAATACCTCAATTGGCTTGTCATACATCTTTGGATATTTTGGAGTTTTGTCTAATGTAAATTCCTCAACCATATCTGCCATGACATTTGTATTATGTATTGCTTCAAGATAAACATTGCGTGGAAGTGCTCCTTGTTGCTCAAACATATCAACAACACCTGCATAATCCTTGAATGTCAAGTCAAAGTCATCTTCGTTACCATAACTTGCATCCTTAGAATCCAAGAAGATTTTACGAAGCTCTGCATGTTCTTGGTCAAGAGAGTGAGTATCCGTACCTGCTATTAATGGGACTTTTAAGTCTTTCGACAGTTGCAGTAACATACGGTTAAACTCAATTTGCTCTGGATGAGAATGGTATTGGATTTCTAAAAACATACGATGTCTGTTTTGACCCATCCAGTGCAACATCTCTTCAAGCTCAACTTTCAACTCTTGATTGATTGTTTGACCAAATTCATTCTGTGACTTCTTATACATCTTCCATAATGGAGATGCAAGACATGCAGATGTCATTAAGATATTGTCAGAGGTATTCTTTAACTCATCAAATGTGATACGTGGATTGTAATAGAAATGTCCATCCTCTTTGCTGAATGAATCAGATGTCAATTGATTCAATTCTTGGACACCATCAAAGTTCTTTGCAAGCAACATGTAGTGATAATTATCACGTTCAAGATTGAGCTTTCCAGATGGGATTAACAATCCTGTCTTTTCATCCTCAACCATTTCTTGTTCAATCTTTCGAGTTAAGTATACCTCATTTGCATGTATGTATTTCATTCCTTGTAAATCGCCATCGCTCTTCTCCATCAACTGCTTCTTCTTAATCCAGTTCATGACACTGCCATGTTCAGAGAAAGCCATAGCGTTCATTCCTAATTCTTTCGCCTTCTTAATATATGCTTCGTATTTTGTCACGCTGTCAGCACCTTGTCCTGCTGTTAAATTACTAATATGACTGTGTAGATGATATACTACGTAGTTTTCCATTAATGCAACACTCCTATTTCAATTCTTTTAATCTTTTAACCACAACTTCTTTGAGTTGCAGATATGCTTCATCGCCAAACATCTTATGTAATGTGTCAAGGTCATTCAGTGCATCTAAGCACTTATCCTTGGTTTCAAGCTTATGATATTCAATGATGTCATCCTTGACTGGCAGGTTAAGTTCTGGCTGTACATCATACTTTCTATACTTTTCAAGAGCCTTTGTGATTTCAATGTAATCCCAATAATCAGCTCTACCCTGCATACCTTTGTCGCTACGCTTGTCCTCAATGATTCCAATGATGGTTGAGTAGTTGATATCTCCAACTTCTGCTACCAGATTTAGTTCACTATCTTCCATAAACTGTCTTCTTGATGTAGTTGCAACTGGATACATTTGCATGATTTCATAGAAGAATGTGTTTTCAACTCTCTCAAAATCAATGACAATATGATATTCCATTCCATACGACTTCACCTTTTTAACGATATCGCCAACATTGTAACTCATCTAAACCCCTCCTATTATATTAAAATAACCTGCTATGTATCTATTATAGCAGGTTCGTAGTTGTTAGTCAACAATTATATGATTATTTTTTGCTTTTATCTTCTTCTACTTGAAGGTTATGGACTTCGACTGCATCATGATAACATGAGTAGCAGACTGATAGATACTCTTGTTCTTTCTTATCAAAATCTTCTACAGTGATTCCATCACCATCAGTTTGAAGCACACCTTCCATATACAGTAAGTGATTCGTTGCATCGTTCGTACATTTATCACATTGCATTGTGATTGGAGCAATTCTGAATCCTGTTTCAATTGCACGCTTAGTTGGCTCAAACATTTTACCAGTGTACGAGATTAACAGACCGTATGCATAAATATCCACTTTGCTTTTTACTGAAATCTCTGCAAGTTCTTCTATTTGTGCAACCATAAAAAATTGCAATTCATCTATCATAACCACATCTGGCTTAATGATTCTAATTAGTCTCTTCATCTTTCCAAGGTCGTGTTTGCCAATCACAACAGCAGGTCGTTTCTCTTGCAATGCTCTAGATACAACAAAAGCTCCATCTCTAGTATCTCCTTCTGGTTTGAATACTAGAACTTTTTTTCCTTGTCGTTCTAGAAGAAAAGCCTGCATGATTAGCTGTGCAGACTTCGATGCGTTCATTGTTCCAAGTATCAATTCTTTCTTTCTCATAAGTTCCTCCTAGCGATATTCAATCACTTCAATTATTTCTCCATTAATCTCAACTACTTCTTCAAAGTGAAAGATAATTGAGTCGTACATTTCTTTCAAGAATATTGTATGAGCTTTATCTTCTTTGAC